TGGGCCTCGGCTTCGGAGTAGCCGGTGTTGTAGGCCTCCTCCCGGATGTGGTCGATGTGCTCAACGAGCTTGTCATCGGTCATCTTGCGCAGCTTCACGGCGCGCTCATGTACATTCTTCTCCTCGCCGGTCATCCGGCAGTTCCTTTTCTTCACTGGGCTCCCTCTCTTTCCAGCCGCTTGCAGCGGCCATTCTCATAGGCCATGCACTTCTCGCCGATGCACTTGCCAAACCTGTCCTTGTAGCTCGCCGCCACGCTCATAAGATTTTTGAATGAGTGGACCGTCATCCCCATAACACAATCTCCAACCCGAAAGCTGCAAGCGTTAGCACCGAGCGCGTCCAGCTCTTTAGCAATGTCCTCGTTCGTCGAGCCATCGAAATGAGGCGAGTGGGTTTTTTCGTGCTCCAAGCACTCCTCCTCGTCGTAAAACTCGAGGCGGCAATGTTCGCAGATGTATAAATCAACATTCTGGTGTATCATCTTTGCACCCCTCCTGCTTTGCTGCTTCTTTGTCCAGATTATCCTTGAGCCGGTCGAGCTTGTCCCATACGATTTTCGTGATGTTTACCAGCTCATGGGGGTTAAAAATTGCGAAGAGCTGCACCAGCATGATGAAAACATCAGCCGTTTCCTCCTCGATGTTCGAGTACACTTCCTGCGTCTCCCGGTTGAACGGGGTGTCGTACTTGAGCTTGCACACTTTGAGCTTACAAAGGGCTTTAGTGAGTTCCGACATTTCCTCCACAGCTTTGGTGAGCTGGGCGTCTTTGCCGTAAGTGCCGATGGCGCGGTCGATGGTCTGCAAGCCCTCCGGCATAATCTCCGGGATGCGCGCGTCCTCGTAGTGCTTGAGCTTGTCGCGCAACGAGGCGAGAGCCCACGAGAGGGTGTAGTGCTCTGCCAGCAGGCCCTCGATGGTCTCCGGGCCGTCGAACAGGTGCTCGCACAGGGTCATGTCGAACTCCTCCGGCGTTCCCTCGGTGTCAATATCTGCGTTGTGCGCCTTGATAAGCTGCTTCATGTAGTCGTTGAGGCTGATGCTCCGGCTGGGCATCTGCACCAAGCCGTCCTCGCCGCGCACAAACAGGTTGAGAGCCTGCGAGTAATTCCCATCCGGGGTGTCGGTCGTCATTCTTCTCTGCGGAAACATAAATTTTGTCCTCCAATTTTCAAATTTGATGGTTAAAGATTGAAATGTGCTTGAATCATTTTCAAGTTTCTGGGTTAGATTTTGCTTTATCGGTTCTGCTGTTCCACCTTTGGATGTCGTCTGGCGTGTCGAGAAAAAACATCCCGAATCCCAAAACACAATCAGGCGTTTCGGGATGCTTCCAATACGTAATGCCGATATTACTACTTATCGCTTCACCGGTTTCGGTATTGACGACCTCCCTTTTTTCTGCAATACGGCACGGATTCGCTCCGCAAAACGGGCAGGGCAGGATTTCTACTTGTCTTTCTTTCATTCCTACCCATCCTCCGTGTATTTATTGTCGTAGAACATCCCGTCTTGCCCGATGGAAAAATCTTCATCTTCCCAGTATGCGCCGCAACCGTTTTCACAGGCCGCTACGCTCTCGCTTAGTTCTCCGCTTCTGGATACATAGCGTTTCGGAACTTTTCCGTCTTTTCGGATTGTGTAGTCCCGTGCGTTCTGGTAAAATTCCGAATAAATAATTTTCCCGCCACACCTCGGGCATCGGCCCCGAATGACTCCATTCACGTTTCATCCTCCTTTTTTGTTTTCTTCAACTGGCGGCCGCACTCCGGGCAGAAGTTCAGCGGCCGTCTTTTGTGAGTGTAGGTTGAGGCAAGCCCGCAGCCCTTTCTGAGGGTTCTCTCATAAAGGCAGACGTAATACTTTGTGTATAACTCTCTGCCGGTCTTTGGCCTGTGCTTCTTGCTCCACTCGTAATCTTCGCAAAATTGGCAGTTCATACGCTTTCCTCGATTACTTTGAGGTCATACCCGCTCTTGACAAACTTCATGCACAGCTCGTGGTTGATGCCGTTGCCGAGGTTGGTGTAGATGTACTCCATGTCCTCCGGCGTGAATTTGGTGTCGAGCAGCTTGTTGATGCCGTCGAGATGCTCCTTGCGCAGCGGCTTTGTGAACGCCTTGAACGCAAACCGCGATACACCCTCGATGACCTCAGCCTTGAACTCGTCCGGGGTGCTGCAATGGTTGAGGTTGATGTAGGTGTTCGTCCTCGGGACGAGAATCAGCTCGAAGTTCATAGTGATGTAGGCTTTCGGGAAAGCGCGCTGAATCTTCCCGCACCACGGGGCCGCGAACGGGCTAAACCACGGCAGCATATAGCTGCGGAGTTCCTGCTGGCTGACTGCTGGGGCGTCCTGAATGTGGTCGATGCAGCACTCAATGGCCTCCCGCTCTGCGAGGCTGTCCGCCTCCTCGAGCCAGCCGTTGAATACACGGACGATTTCCTCTGCGTTAATCGGTTTCATGTTGCTCCTCCGTTTCATCCTCCATCTTGAACCCGCAGACCGGGCAGAAGTTCCAGACCCAGCTGTCGAAATCGCTTTGCGAAATTTTGGCCTTGCAATGGGTACAACAAATTGCCGGTTCCTCGTGACTGTTGTTTTCATCATCAACGATGATAAACTTCAATTCCTTGTCCTTCACCCACTTGGCATGACCGCGCAGGCTCTCTGGGTCTATGGCGGGAGCGTTCTGAATCATCTCCGCAATGACATCGGCCGTTCCGCTATGGCGTCCCAGTACAGAGCCGTTCGATAGGCTCATCGGGTCAATCTTTTTCAGCAGCTCGTCGCGGTCAATCATCGTCATACGGCACATCCTCCATTCTGAATCCACACATCGGGCAAAATGGCGTTTTGAGGCCACACGGGTTCGCCTCTCCACATTCCGGGTTCGAGCAACGAGTTGCTGGTACACACCATGAGCCGTTTTTCCCGGCACAGACCTCATAGGAGCCGGGAATTTCCTCCCAGTGTGCCACAGGCCGCAGCGTTTTCGGGTCGATGGTGGGAGCCTCGTCCACGCTGTTCAGGGCATCCTTATAGCAGCATTCTTCAATAGTGAACGGATTGCTGGCGCGGAGGTTCATTTCAATGCGCTTGTGCAAAGCGTTCGCGTCAATCAATCTTACTTCTTCCATTTTTGATAGTCTCCTTTACAAACTTCAAAGCGCGTTCTTTGAGCGGGATGCGCTGGCAGAGCCTCCCTTTTCCGGCGTTCCGGGCTGAAATCACCGGCATAACGCCGACGACCTCGATTTCGTCACACTCGCGGTGTTTCTTCCGCCCTGCTTCGTGTCCGAGGTACTCTGCCTCTTTTTGGTCGTCTGCCATGACTGCGACGCCGAAGTAGCAGGTGGAGCTCTCTGTCCTGCCCTCAAGGAACACATCATATCTCGGCATCCGGTTCCTCCTCGTATTGGTGGACATCGACGAAGATGGCTTTCTTCCACGGGAGCGCGTTGTACGCCGCCCGCGTCTCCTCCTCCGTCATGTTGTCCACGAGCTCCGGGTCGTAGTGTTCGCAGAGGACGTCGTTCATCTCTGAAATATCGTCCTCCCGGTAGTAGGTTCTCTCACTGCCGATGACGAACTCCTGAACCGTGCTCTCTCCCCATGAGCCAAGCCAGCAGTAATACTCGTCGCCGCTGACCACATCCCCATCTACGCAAGGGATGACCGGGAGCTCCGGGTTTGCCTGCATAAGCTCGAAGAGCTGCGTGAGTTTTTCGCTCTGTTTCATGTCATTCCATCCTTTCTTTTCCGGGGCTCCGCCCGGGTTGCTTTCTGCTCGGCGGCCTTGTGCCACACATAGGCCGCAACAACTATTACTGACAAGGCGATGGCCGCAAAGGAAAGCCAGCAAGTTAAGGTTTCCAGCAGGTCGTCAAGCTCTAAAAGAACCTCGTACATAGTCACCACTCCTTTACCTGAATTTCTTCTTGAAACTGCGCACGATGGCCCGGTGCGTCCACCTACGGCAGTAGGGGTTTCGGACGCTCCCGTCGTACTCCTGTTTCATCTTCTGGTATGCCGCCTTGTTCTCCGCATACCGTTCGCAATGGTCGTGGCATCCCGGGTGTCTGTCCGGGCACTCTTTCGGACAGATAGTCATAAGCCGAGCATAACGCTGGCCCGTTTCCGGGCGGCCGTCATGGTTTCGTCGTACTTCGCCGCGCTGTATACCGCGAGCGGGGCCACTGCCCGTCCTGCTCTGGCCCTTCTGAATATCTCAGAGTAGACAGCGGCCGTCTCGTATACGCTGGGGCCTCTGCCCGGGGTCGAAAGCATCCCCTTACGGTCGTCGGTGTCAGTGACGCGGAGGTCCTCTTTGAGGGCGTCCTGTACGCATCTGCGCAGACGGTCGAGGGCGAGGTCCTTATCCTCTTTTTCCCACTCGAGGTACTGCTTGTAGTTGTTCATGGAGTTCTGCTTGAGGCGCGCCAGCCGGTCTCTCCCGTAGCCGAACGTCTCGTGACAGGTGGCCGCCATAACAAGCCACGCGATTTCTGCGCCCTGATTGCTCGCCATGCGGAGCTGCTCCTCCCGGCGTCCTCTCGGAGCTCGGTCAACCGGCAGCCGGACCTCAAAATCACAGATGCCTTTGAGGTTCTCCCTCATGGCGTCCGTTGCATTCTTGCTGCTGCCGTAGAGGATGGCCGTCTGGTATTTTTTCTCAAAAGCGTCCATCTCGTTACACGCCCGCAGGAGGCGGGACGCGCCAATGCCGTCGTCTTGGTGCATGGAGACGACGATGCACCACATAAAGAGCTGGGCGGAGCGGTCGCGCTGGTCCTCG